GCGTTTGTACTTAACCAAGTTGTACCACTATCCGAACCAGCGGTCAAACTAGCAGGTCTGTAAAAGTAATGTAATTCAACTGTGTATGCACTATTAGGCGTAGGTGCTAATAAAAAATGATCCGTATCAAATCTAGCGTAATATTTTGGTAGTCCCGTTGTACTTGCAGCGGGGGTGTACTCTCTTAAAAAATTAACATCTTTTTGAAGTAAAAAACTTTCTGACCCAGATGTAGTGATTTGCAAAGAAAACGCGGCTAAAAAATCGCTGGGAACACTCAAATATTGATCTGAAGAATTTAAAGCACTTGTCACATTTTTTCTAAAATAATCTAAGTCTACAGACTTTAATATTTTTTCTTCTGCGGCTTTTATAAAGTCTGGTAAATGGGTAACAAAAGTTGATTCACTATTATCTGTGTAGTCTTGTATTGCAGTCTTTAATGTAGCTAATGTAAAACTCATGGTGTCACCGTAACAGGTCCAGCTGTAGCATCGTTCCCTCCTCCAAAAACACTTCCCGCTGAAGCTGTTCCACTGCTTGCAGAAAATGTATAAGTATCTGTTGTTACAACTGTAATGCTGTAACCATCGTCTTTGTTTATAATAGCAGAAGTAAACCCGTCAAAACCTTTTGCTTTTTTAAACCTAACAGTATCTCCTGTAGTTCTGCCATGACTAGCCTCGTTTACTGTAATTACAGCCGAGCCTGAACTACCAGATAAATAGGAGTTTGGGTCTAATCTTCTTTCAATAGGGTTTTCAGTTCTAGCAGGTCTCGCATTTTTAACAGCTTGACCATCCACAGGAACATTAAAAGGACCTAGTTGTGGGTGTTTTCTCTCAAACTCATCCGGACCAACCAATGACCCATTCCATTCAAGTTTCATCTTATTTAATCTGTATCTCATTCCAGACCTGTCAGAAATACCATAAGAATATTTTCCTGTAGCAAATCTACCCATTAATTACTCCTAAAATAAGCATATTGTGGTGTAACTGTAAAACTGGATCTGTCCCTGTCTTCTCCCATAGCTCTTTCAAACTCTTCTTCATAAATAACTTTTAACATTTGAACTCTTTCTGGCACTTTTTTTACAGCAAGATAATAAGCTAACCCTGCTGTAAGACAAGGATAAAACCTAAAAGGAACTTCAAGTGTGTTTACTGCGGTATCCGCATCTTGTATTCTTGTTAAAGCATCGTAGTAAATAACATCTGTACTATTTTCAGGAGCTGGCCAAATCTTTAAATTAGGTGTAATTTGCCTGTCTAAAAAAAATTGGGTAGGTCTTCCTGTTGTTGTTTTGTTAGCAATAGATAAATAACTATCTCGACTTATACGACTTAAACTATAATCTACGCTGCTTCTTCTCACAGCCGCCGATAAAATATCAATTACATCTGTTCCTAAATCATATTCAGTGTCATTTGCAGCTACGGTTTGTGTTCTTTGTTCTATTGTCCATTGATTTAACCCACGGTTAGCCCATTCCGACAACATTAAATTTAAAGATCTTTTAGCAGTTCTTATATCATAACCTGTCCTCATTTGAAGGCCACAACGCTCGTAAGCCTCTTCAATGTATTCTGCTACGTCTAACTCAAAATTGGTAGAACTTGAAGTGGCCATGTTTACTCCTTGTATAAATTGTCAAAAGTGACCGTAGGGTCCATATAACTATTATCACATTCTGCATTATGAATCCACTGGCTAGGTTTAAAATCAGGAGCACCTTCACCAGTCTCCCATAAAGCAGGACTTGTTGCTCTAACCCTGTTATTAGGTAATGCTACTATATTTCCTGTCCAATTACCAGCATCTGTTAGTTCTAACAAATGACTTTGTTTATGTTGCGCTGGATCATCGGCTATGTCTGACTCTGTATAATCAACCGTAAATAAATACTTACCTGTGTAAAACTTACCGTCTATTTTAATTACGCTGTGAAAATGAGAACTACAATCCCAAGGTTGAACTAAATGAACTGGCATCGGGTCCGGCCATTTATCCAAAGGAGTATCAGCAACTAAAGCAGTTATAGGCATACGCGCCCACATAGCTCCTCCGTTTACATTAATCGAATCATCAAAATCTGATTCGCATCCTGTAAATATCATTTGAAAACTTAAACATCTATCAGGAACAGTGTTTACTGTAATAGCCATAGCGTGTAAAAAATCCCCATGATATTTCTCGTGGTTATGTGTATATTCTCGTCTTACCCAACATTTAAAATGCGGAATATTGCTTTGTAAATACGGCACTTATTAAGCTCTACCACCTTTTTTCATCTTTTTGATAGCGCCGCCTTTAGCATAACCTTTTTTCGCCATACCTCCGCCCATCATTTTTTTGACAGCACCGCCTTTAGCATAACCTTTTTTCTTCATTCCAGCCGCGCCACCCATTCTCATTTTTTTGATAGCACCGCCTTTTTTTCTTTTAGAATAACCTTTTTTCTTCATCGCCATTTTTTTCTCCTTATGTTAAACGAGTTACAGAACCTTTTGTTTTTTTTCGCCTATCAGACATCACCGCGCCACAACCTTTAGCCACAACGCCGCCCTCTCCTAACTTTCTTACTTTTGCAGAGGGTGTATTACTTACAACTGTTTTACCTTTTGCCCCTGCTTTTTTCTTCTTTTTTGCAGTAGCTGCTCTTTGAGATTGAGATAAACTCTGTGCTTTTGATCGTGGTAAACATCTATCAGGATTTTTTTTATCCTTTGAAGTGCCACATTTTCCTTTAATCTTACCGTCCGTGCCAATACGAACCCAGTCTTGTTTTACCCAATCTTTAAGTGCACCCATTACTTTTTACCTTTTGCCCCTTTTGCATAATTAGGGTCTTTACAATACTTAGAAGCTGCCATATTTGCATAAGCAGACGGATATGTGTCAAAAGTTCTTTTTGCCCACGCTTTGCCAGCAGGACAAATTTTACTTCCTTTACTTTTTGCCGCTCCCCCTTTTTTAAAATAAGTAACTTTTGGTTTTGAAGGGTTAGGTCCAGTTTTAACTACAGATGTCATTATACGCCTCCTGACATATATGCTACAAAAACAGCAATAATTTGTAAAGCTACTCCGAAAGCTATAGCCCACATTCTTGCATCAATTTTATCAATTTGTTTTTGTAAATGAACAAGGTGATTAGTTTCCAACCTTATTAAAGTTTCTTCCACTATGGCTGTTCTTTTATCTAAACTATGTAAAAAATCTTTTTCTTTTTTTGTAGCCATTTTAACACTTCCATCGTCTCCGAGCTTGCCTTAAACGACTATTAGGGTTTTTAGCTGCTTTTGGAAACTTTTTCATTTGTCCTGCGGATCTAGCACAATAAGATTTGCGTCTATTAGCCGCTTTACTGCCTTTTTTTACTTTTCCGGTTACAGCTGTTTTAAGTTTACTGCCCGGATTTTCTCTTCTATAACGAGCAACCCCAGCTTTAGTCATCCCCGCTCCAGATTTAGTGGAGCGGAAATATTTTTTTGTTTTAGGCGGTTGTTTGTCCCTTTTTCTAGCCATTTTACGAAAAGAAAAAAGTCATCATATCTGCATGATCTAAAGTATAAGATACACTCATTCCATTAGCAAATACGACCCCTTCAGATGGTATTGTTCTATCTACAGTATCATTAGCTGTGCCTATTGTTCTTGCCGTAAATAAAGTTGTGCCACTTTCCGGAGTTCCGTCAATAAACGATAATGTTCCTGCTGTGCCTCCTGACACTACTGACATACCTCTTAAACGTATTCTAGCGCCTCCTCCAATCGCCTGAGCACATAAAGTACCAGAACCTACTTTTAGATTAGCCGCGTACTGAGCGGAACATTCCACTGCTGTAACCGTTAAAAATAACTTTGCACCTGCTACAGCTTCTGCTGAACCTGTTGAAGTAATAACTTCTGTCATAGCACTTCCAAAAACATCTGTTCCTGTTATTGTGCAAGTTTTACCATTATCACCCGTCCCTGTAGTTGTAACAATTACATTCCTAGCTGCGCCTCCAGCAAATGTAGTTGCTGCCATAGTAGCTGATGTATTTGGTCGTGCAGCAGTTACTAGTCTATCGTCATCTGAAGCGTTCTCGTCACTTACCGTTAACGCTCTTACATCAGACCCTGCCATAATTAATCTCCTTATAAAAGTGGGGGAAATTAATCCCCCATTATACTTTATTCAAATATAGTTCTGCTTATGCACTGATAATGTACATCTACTGCTTCAGCTGCTGCTGCACCTGCTTCAATACCAATATATGGTATAAAATCAATATCATCTGTTAATGCGGCAGATTTAGTTGTACCTGTTGTAACTGCTGTGCCACCAGTTGAACCGGAAGTAGAAGTTATATTGTACTGCTGACCATCAACAAAAATAGATAACTTTCTATCTGAATCTATTTCAATTTTAAAATGATAAATAGTATTTGCTGCAACTGTAATAGGCAACTGACTTATATAATCTGTGCCACCTATACTGTGTACAAAATGCCACTTAGTGAAGTCCGTAAACGCTTCAGAGTTTGTTGCATCAGTTTGAAACTTAAAAAATGCTTGGTTAGCATCAGTTGCTACAAGTTGGTCATTAGTTAATTTAAGACCTGCCCATAATTTTTGGTTATCAATAGCATTTGTGTTTATAGAACATTCCCAAACTGTTTGGTTTTCTGTTCCCCACTTTGTACCTGTCCATGCAGTTTGATTACTATCTAAATGAGGAAGAACAATCGCTTGGTCTTGATCTGCACCAGCGGTTGTTAATGTTATGCCTGCCGCAGTTGCATTTCTAGTAGATAATGCACTTGTCATATTAGTGCCTAAAACTTCAAAATTTTTGTTTGCTAAAACATGAAGTGCTAATGCTGAAGCATCGTCTGCATCAGGATCAATAATATTAACTGCATTTAATTTAGGAAGTTGTACAAAATACTCCTCTAAGTAATATCTACGAGTATCTTTAAGACCACTTGCTTTAGTTCTGTCTTGGATTAAGCCAGTAGTTGTGTTTTTACTTACTAACTTAAAATTGTCTTCTGATCGGACTGAGCCCGAAAAAGTTGTATTAGCCATTTAAATCTCCTTGTCTTGGCAAATGTCAGTTACACCATGTAACTGTCAAGGTTTAGTTTATTATACACAAAAAAATAAGGACGGCAAGAACCGTCCTTATTAAAGCGTAATAAACTTTTAAAGTTTTATGCTGCGCCCGGAGTTGCGAATACACATCTCCAGTCTGAAACACCAAAACTATAACGCTCTCTAGCTTTAAATCTCATGTTCCCTGTATCAAAATCGCCTTCCATGGCAGTTTTGATTGGTGAACGGTTAAAAAATTTAAAACCATTTGGAGCATCTGTCTTAATAAAAAACGCATCTGTGTCTGTTAAGAAATGGTTTACAACGGCACCTTCCGGTAACATTCCCATGTTCTTCATAGCATTTGCATCGTTATCTGCTGTTCCCGGTCTAAGATTACTGTTCAATACTCTTTCAGCAACAAATTGTAATTCTTTTGGAATAATCAATTTTGTGCCTCTTACAGCAATTTTAAGACCTCTTTCGTCTTTAAATCCAGCAATATCAATTAACGCCTGCTCTAATGAAGTTTCATTAAGATCAGAAGCTGTTGATAGAATATTGCTTTGATTTCCGTTAATTGTTGGATGTGAAGCAGACGCTAACGCCACGCCATCTCCTATAGCATTACTTGAACTAAACGCGTTGTTTAGTATCGCAGCAGCTTTAATCTGCTTAGTTTGTGCCATAGATCTAGCTAACGCTTTTGTGTATCTACTTGCAAGACGATCATAAAGATTATCTTCGATTGCTTCTTCAGTAATTGAAAAGGCAAGCGCAATAGTCTCGTGAGTGTATCTTGAAGTAAATGTTTCTTGCGCGTCATCAAAGCTTACTGTACCACCCTCTGATTTAGTTGGGGCGGTTGAAAAACCTGCTAACATCACTTCTTCTTCAAACGCTCTGTCTGATGATTCTTCTTCAAAAACCTCAGCGTGCTCGTTTTCATATCTATCGTACTCAAGGCCAAATAAGGCGTTAAGTCCGGGCTCTAGCTCTTTCGCTAGTTGTGCTCTTGATATAGCCATAACTTATCTCCTTATATACCTGTATTGGCTGCGGTGCCAACAGCAGCCGCAAATCCTGAGTTAAAAGGTGCATTTAAACGAACAATATATTGATGCCCCAAAGCTGAGTAATCTACATTTGCATCGTCTTCATACAACCCAACGATCCTAAGATCTAAACCAGCAGTTGTCGCAGCTGTGCTTATATCAATCATATCTGTGGATAGCCCTGTTCCGGTGCTTCCATCATTTACGCTTGCCATGTCACAGTTTGCAAAAACATCTGCTAAAGCTGTTGCTCTATCTGTATTAGTGCCATCCGCAACAACTGTATAGAGTTGCATTGGGTTATCAAATACAAACGCCTTTACGGGATGATTTGTATCTACACTAACATTGTTTGATCCCGGCCAGTAGTTTTTAAAAGTTGTCTTCTTTGTACCTGAATCTACAAATTCAACACCATAAAAAACACCTAGGGGAGCGACCGCTTGGTCTGAAATAGCTATGGTTCCTCCTGCTAATGGAATAACGATACCCCCTTGATAAATCGCAGTGGTATAATCGTTAGCAATCTCGTACTGAGTAACACCTGTAGTGTTTGCTCCAGCACCGGTTATTCCAATAGGACGAAGCCCGTAGCCGCCTGCTAAATTATTAGCCATTTAAGTCTCCTATTAAAAGTTTAAGTTTCTATTTTTTTTGACCTCCAAAGGTCACACGAGATTGACGATCTGGTCTACTAATAGTCATAGTAGAATGAGCATTTTCTCTCATCATATCCTGATCCACAGCTTGCATCTGATCTGCATTTCTTTCTGTAAAGTAAGCAGTTCTTTCTGCAACCGTTTCGTTTGGTATGCGAGCTAATATTAATCCACCAACTCCAAATACACCTTCATATTTACCTGTATCAAGTACGGGGGCTTCAAAATCTGGATATTCGTCTTTTCTTACGAGTTCCCAACCTTCTCGTAATTTTGCTGAAATATTTTTGGTATCATC